AAAGAAAGAAAGAGAGGTGGTTTAAGTAATCTTGATCTTGAAGGGCCTAATAATAAAATGGGTAAGTTCATGGAACAGCTTCCACCAGATGCTTTAGAATCTGTAAATGAAGATAGAGAATTACAGATGATAACACGTAAACATAAAAGAGAATTACAAAAAGCTCAAAGAACTGGTAATCTTGAATTATCAGATAAGGCTGAAGAAGATTTAGTTAATTGGGCTATGGATAACGCAGAGATTAGAGGCGACGATCCTGATGAATTTATAGACTGGCTAGATAATAATTTAGATCAATTAGTCAAGGGAACAGGGAGATTATAATGAAATCATTTAAAGGATATGTAAACGAAAACTTCAAAGAGTTAGTAAAAGTTAGTTGTGCCGTTCACCCACAGAACACATCAAAATTTGAAGGACTATTAAAGAAAGAAAACTTTGGTTATAATGGACCAATGGATAAGTCAAGATATGAAAAATTAGGTTTAGATGAATTTATTATCGTAGGACCAAGCACTCCTGTAATGAAGTGGGTTGGAAAATATAAATCTATGATAATTAAATTAGCTAAATTACCAATGCCTAAAATTACATTTGCATCAGTAGATGTAAATCAATATGATGGTGAAAACTTATTTGAAGCTATAGATCACCCAGCTTATATCAATGTTACTTTACAAGATTTTGCTAAACACATGAAAAGAATTAAACCTCATGGTAAAAAGGCTGGTGTTAAATTAACAGTACAAGGTAAAGATGTTAGAGTCGATGGTCTTGCAACAGCTATTAAAAAGATGTTTGATTTTATGACATCAGATGGGAAAGGTTTTTATGAGTAAAGATTATAGAACAATTGGTCAGATATTAGAAGATGATTTGAAATCATTGAATGAAGTCAGGTATACTAATATCTACAATAGAATCAAAGGTGTCAAAGGACTTAAAAGAAAAGACCTAGATACGATTAGTGCTATTGACCCAGACATATTAGCAAAGGTTGTAAACTCATTAGACTTCCTTAAAGATGATGTAGAACTTGAAGAAAAGTTTTTACAAGACTTATTAACACCTGATGAATTTAGATTTGAGCTTGAAAATGAATTAGAGCTCAGAGGTTATTCACCAAAAGTAATTAAAAAAGTTACTAAAAAGGGAAAGGGTTATGAAGTAAGAGTTGCTTCTTATATGAAAGGAGCAAAAGAATTTGAACAAATATTTAGAGATATGGGTGCCACTAAGTTCACATTTAAAAAAGGTGGTGGTGTTAATATAATGTTGATTGAAAGATCAGCTTTAGTTGCAAATCAAACTAATATCTTAGATGTAGTTTTAAAAGATTTACATGCATTCTTACTAAAACAAATGGATAAAGGTAATCTTGAAATCGTAAATAATGTTGCAAGATTAGTTGGTCTAAAGATTACTACAAAAGGACAAGGAAAGAATAAAGCCTTTATGTATGATTTAGAAAAAGGATTTAGGAGTGGTGGAAGACGCGGCTCTTCACGAGGAAAATGATTAAATTTAATGTATTTACAGAAGATGCTTATAGTAAGTATTCAGAGTTACTTACCAAGAAGGCTGCAATAATACAATCATTTAAAAAAGGTATGAATGCTAAAGCAGTTGTGAAAGCATTGACTAGAGTAAATAAAGAAATAAAAGAAATAGAAAAGAATATAAGTATATGATAGCATTTAAAACATTCTATGCGATGGCCGAAGAAGGTAAAGGTCTATGGCATAATATTCATAAGAGAAGAAAGTCAGGTAAAAGAATGAGAAAGCCTGGAGAGAAAGGTGCACCTACTGCACAAGACTTTAAGAATGCATCAGAGGCTTCTGATTTTAAATTAACTCCGGCAAGAGAAAAAGAATTAGAAAAACTAGCTAAAGATTTACCTGATAATGATTTCAAAAAAAGATATGGTAAAGATTGGAAGTCAGTTAAGATCGCAACTGCTATGAATATGTTGAAAAAGAAATATGGATTTAAAGAGGGTTTTACACACATGAATGTAAAAAGTAAACCAAGACCTGGATTTAAAATAGATGGACCAAAAGGTGTACATAAATTATCACCAAGTGTAAAAAGAGAAATAGATAAAATATTAAAAGGTCAAGAAGATAGAAAAAAAGCTTATAACTATTATACAAGAATGGGTCAATTACCACCTAAGGGTACTCTTAAAAAAGTTATAGCAAATGAAGGTAAAGGTAGTAAACCTGAACCATTTGAAGCTGGATTTAAAAGAAGAGTTGTAAAAACAACTAAACCAGAACATAAAGAACAAGGTTATAACTGGAGAATCAAAGGTAAGAAGAAAGATAACTTGACAATTAAATTATATAAAACAAAACCGAGCTTTGATGAGTTCGTAAAACAAATGAGGCGAGTAGCAGGTCATGAATTCGGTTAATAATTTTTCAGAATGGAAAGAGAGGTATGCTCTCTATGAAGGTAAATATGTTCCACTAGAACAACCAATGATAGCTCTTACTGAAGCGGAATATGACGGGAGAAAGGTAGAGCTTGATAAACCAAGTCGTAGTTCAGGTGGAAAAAAATATCAGGTATATGTAAAAAAACCAGATACCGGTAATGTAATCAAGATTGAGTTCGGCGATGAAAAAGGTGGATTGTCTGCAGATATAAATGATAGAGATGCTGCAAGAAACTTTGCAAGTCGACACAATTGTGATACTAAGACTGATAAGACAAAAGCTGGTTATTGGGCATGTAGATTACCATGGTATGCTAAAGAATTAGGAATGAAAGGTGGCGGTAGGTATTTTTGGTAAACTGAATTTTCCTTTCATAGAAGAATATACTAAAGAAGGAGTTATTCGCTCTTTTGATCCAGAACGTGATGATGCAGAATATGTTTGGCATCGTGACCATGAGGATAGAGAGGTCGAAATACTTGAAGGTGAAGGTTGGCAATTTCAATACGAAGGTTGTCTTCCATATTTATTAGAGGAAGGTATGATATTCGATATACCGAAAGGTGAGTATCATAGATTAGTAAGGGGTATAACACCATTAAAGTGTAGGATAATTAAAAAGAATGGATAGCGAACAAAGACAAGTATATACAATACAATCACAAAGGCTTGATCGAATTGAAGAAAAGTTAGATCAAATGGGTGAAGCAATAGTGATGCTCGCAAGAGCTGAAGAAAAGATAGCTACTCTGACAAGTTTTAGTAAACAACAATCAGAGCAGATACAAAATCTTATAAATAGATTAGACAGAGTTGATAACATGGTTAGTAGTAATTCCAACACTGTCGCATTAATTAACAAAGTTTTCTGGTTGATTATAGTTGGTCTAGTATCAGCATTCACCTGGGAAATGGTTGTACATAGTGGTTTAATTAACGGAGGATAACGAAATGAAACTACAAGATAAAGAAGGACTAGAAATTGCCTCCACCGTTAAAGACGTGTTGGAAGGTAAAGTCAAGAAAGAAAAGAAAGAAGTTCAAGAAGTCGAAGAGCCAAGAGCTGGCGGCGAGAAAGACTTCAAAAGAAAACATGTTGTGAAGAAGTCAGGCATGAGAGACGATGGAACAAACATCAAGGAAAAAAAGCTGAAAGCCGGTAGGGGTAAGGCAACTATAGATGTAGACCATACCGGCCAGAAAATTCCTGAGTACGAAAGAAAATACAAGATCAAATTTAAGAAAAATAGATTTGGTGGTATGGACATCACAGGAGATAAGAAAAACATTCTAGCTTATATGCAAGCTAGTGATGGTCATGGTGTGGATTCAGATGAAATTGAAGAACTATATCCAGAACTATTAGAGGCTTATAAAAAGAAAGCTAAAACTGAAGAGGTTGATGAAGAAGAACTTGAAGATGATAAAGAAGAAGCTGATGAGCAATCTGAAAAGCAAAAGAAATATCAGAAGTTCTTTAATGCAGCACTTAAGAAGTTTGGAGTTAAATCACCAGCTGAATTAGAAGGCGATAAGAAAAAAGAATTTTTTGATTACGTAGATAAAAACTACGAAGGTGATAACGAGGCAGACTAATGGATTTCTTTCAGGCAAGAGAAAAGTTTTTAACTGAAGGTAAAGTTTCTATTGCGAAACTTAGTGCTGGAATGACTGTGAATGTTATTCACTCTGGTCGTTCAGCTAAAAACTTTGGTGTGAAAGATGAAAACGTATATGGTGGAAAAGTAAAAGTATTAGGAATAGGCATTATACCTTTTAAGAAACTTGCTAAGCCAAATATGGTTCTTGCAAAAGATTTAAAAGAACTTAAAAAGAAATACGAAAAAGTATTTAAAAGTGAAGAAATCCAATACGGTCAGTTTTTCAACGCTAGGCACAGATTAAAAGCTGCCTTTTCTAAAATTTCGGAAGAAGATAGAAGAGTCAAACCAGGCTTTGGTGCTTATATATGGCAAATAATCGAAGGCGAGAATAAAGGTAAATACGATTATTGTTATATTGGTAATGATAATAATGACAATTGGGAAGTTAGATTTTTAAATAAATCAACACAATTTATTTTAGAAACATAATATACTCAAAGAAGTATATATAATATAGTATGGATAATTTTGATGTATTGACGCATAAGAATTTTAAATTATATGCGGCAAAAATGTATAATAATCCAGAGTGTTTAGATGTCAATGAGTTCAAACAAGACCTTAATAGATTTAAATACCTAAAGAGATTATTAAAGCGATATGAGTTAACTGGAGACCTCCAGGAAAGACTTATACTAAATCATATTATAGTATTATATAATGTGTTTGGTATTGAAGCTTGTAATAAGATGATGTGGTATAAGATCAATGAAGAACATTGGCACTATCTTAAACCATTTTTAGTTTATCTTAATTACTTACCTGAAGGTGAAAAAGTTTCAGTTACTATGGATCCATATATTATAGAAGTATTAAGAGAATTATAAATGGGATTATTAAGTAGAGCAGCAGATACCGCCTATGCTTTTAGGTTTTTAAAATTATTTGTTACACCATTCGATAAAACTGAAGCATTCAAATTAGGCATCATAGATGAAAAGGGCAGGAACCTTATTAAAGTTCGTGACTTCGGAAGATCAGAACAAAGATCAGCTTATACTGTATTCCACAGATTAGTTTTTAATCTCAAAAAATTACTAGAAAAAATACCAGGCGGTAGATCAAGATTAGCTTCTTATGCAGCTGCTCTCTATCTTATAAAAGAAAAAGATCAGCTCAACGACGAAACAGTAGATTTAATTTTAAATAAAATAACAGATGATTTAGATTTAGATGAATCAAGGGATTACCTTACAGATTTTGAAGAACTAAATCCAGGAAGATATTTCTTAAAAGATACTTTAGCACATCCAAATACTGGCGAAGAAATATTTAAAGAAGGTGATATTATCGTAAATGAAAACATTCAAGTACCAGTTGGTAATCTTGCAGGTATAAATATATTTACGGCAATACACGAAAAGACAAAACAAAAAGTGTATTTTACACATACTAATATAGAAAGATAATGGCAACAAAATATACAAAATCATTTAACGAATACATTAAGCAATGGGAAGATGCTGCAGCAAACTCAGTTGCAGGCGGCGGAGTTGATATGGCTCCAAACGCTATGGGTAAAAAGGCTTTACTCAAAAGAAAGAAAAAAATATACGATGGTCGTACTAAAGAGGGTAAGAAATTTGTAGAAAGAATCCTCGCAAGGAGACAAGCACGTGAAGCATCTAAAAAAGTTACTTAATTGGTTTTTAAACTTATTTCGTAAAAGATACGAAGTAACTGTATCTTTCAATAAAGAATGGGGTGATGCAGATGATAGAACATACATCACCAAAAAAATTCTAGTTCAAAAAGAAAAGCATCTCAAATTCCGTACTGATGATAATGAAGTAGTGGAATATCGATCTGCTGCAGGACTAAACTATATTATTAAGGAATTATAATGCAACAATTATTAATAGGTATAATTTTAGTTCTTGGTCTAGGTGGTTATTGGTTATATAATGAGAACCAAACATTGACCGAGAATAATTTAAAACTCGAAGTTGCTGTGAAAGAACAGCAAGAAACCATTGCTCAGATTCAAGAGCAATACGAAAAGCAAGGCAAATCATTACTGCAAATGACTAGAAAGAATGCAGAGATTGAAGCAGAGAAAGCAGAGTATCTCGCAATATTTGCCAGACATAATTTAGATAACTTAGCTTTAAGAAAACCAGGACTCATGGAAAATAGATTCAATGGTGCTAGTGAAGCTGTGATGGAGGGATTAGAAGATGATACAAAAGCTCTTTACGATCTTAATACTACTAACGATTAGTGGTTGTTCCTTATTAGGAACTAAACAAATAGAAGTTGTATCAAAACCGGTACAAATAGATATTATGCAACCAGATTTACCAAGACCACTAGAATTGACAGCTCCTAAATGGTATGTTGTATCTGAAGCCAAGATAGCAAACCCTTGTAAAAAAGTCGGAGACGGTGGTGAAGTTAAAAGACCTAAGGTATGTGATTTAGAAGATAGAGAAAATCCAGATTGGCCTGAAGGCTACACATACCTAGATAGATTTCTTGATGACATGAAAGAGCAAAACAATGGAGATATTGTTTTCGTAGCCACAACAGTTGGTGATTATAAAGTCATGGCTGAAGATATGCAAGAACTAAAAAGATATATAAAACAATTAGGCGAGGTAGTAATCTATTATAGAAATGTTACTATGCCTGATGGAGAGAAAGGCCAAGGCGTCGGTATTGAGATTGTTGCACCAGAAGCAACTGAAGATGTGAGAGGCTAATGGTTGGTCTAGTCATTAATATACTTAAGTTTGTTATTACAGCAATACTCAAAGTATACAAACCTAAATGGCTATTACGATTAGATGAATGGTGTGAAGATAGACTAGGTATTGACATCATTAAAGAAAATAAAAAGTTTCATGAGCTATATCCTATAGTAGCAAATAGAATAAAAAAGTTAGAAGATAATTCACACCCATGTAAAGAACTACATGAGTTTGATGCTTATCCAGACTTAATCAAAAGAATAGAAAAACTCGAAAAAAAATAGTTTACAAACGACGTAGTTTGTGTTATAATATATACTAATTATGAATGATAAAAGTATTATGTCAATTAATGTCACGAAGCGAGATGGTTCTCTACAACCATTTGATTTAGATAAAGTTCATAAAGTTTTAGAATGGGCAGTTGAAGATATTAGTGGTGTATCAATGTCTGAAATTGAATTGAAAGCGAATATACAATTATTCGATAAGATCAATGCATACGATATTCACGAACTATTAATCAAATCAGCTGCAGAACTCATATCTGAAAACACACCTAACTATCAATTCGTAGCAGCAAGACTGATCAGTTATAAACTGAGAAAAGAAGTCTATGGCGATTATCAACCTTGTTCGTTAAGAGAGCTGATAGAATTAAATATTGAAAGAGGTGTATATGATAAAGAGATACTTCAGAAATATACAACTGAAGAACTCATAGACTTAGATCAATATATCAAACATGAAAGAGACGATACTTTTACCTATGCAGGAATGGAGCAATTTCGTGGTAAGTATTTAGTTCAAGATAGAAGAACAAAGAAACATTATGAAACTCCACAAATGCTATACATGATGATCAGTGCAACCTTATTTGCTGATTACCATGATGATGTTAGAATGAAATATGTAAAGGAGTATTATGATGCGATTTCTCAATTTTATATTTCGTTACCTACGCCGATTATGGCAGGAGTTAGAACTCCTACACGACAATTTAGTTCGTGCGTCCTTATTGAATCCGATGATTCCCTGGATTCTATTAATGCTACTGCTACTAGTATTGTTAAGTATATAAGTAAAAAAGCTGGTATTGGTATAGGTGCCGGAAAGATCAGAGCTCTTGGAGCTAAAATAGCGGATGGTTCTGTTGTACATACAGGTCTTATTCCGTTTTTAAAATATTTTCAAAGTGCCGTTAAATCCTGTTCCCAAGGAGGTGTACGAGGTGGAGCAGCTACTGTGTATTTACCAGTATGGCATTATGAATTTGAAGATTTAGTTGTATTGAAAAATAATAAAGGTACTGATGAAACAAGAGTTCGTCACATGGATTATGCTTTTCAATTCAATAGATTAATGTACGAAAGATTATTAGAAGGTGGTAATATCACTTTCTTCGATCCTAAAGATGTACCAGAATTATATGATGCATTCTTTAGTGACCAAGATTTGTTCAAAGAGCTATATGAAATAGCCGAACGAAAAACTTCAATTAGAAAGAAAAGCTTACCAGCATTAGAAGTCTTTTCCAGATTTTTAACTGAAAGAAAAGATACAGGTCGTATCTATTTAATGAATGTCGATCATGCAAATGAGCATAGTTCTTTTGAAGAAAAGGTAGCACCAATTCACATGAGTAATTTATGTTGTGAAATAGATTTACCTACACAACCTTTAAATGCTTACGACGATCATACAGGTGAAATATCACTATGTACTTTATCAGCAATTAATTGGGGTTTAATAAATGACCCTAAAGAATTTGAAAAGTATTGTGATCTTGCTGTTCGTGGTTTAGATGAACTAATGGATTATCAAGAATATCCAATAGCAGCAGCTGAAGCAAGTACTAAGAGTCGTAGGCCTTTAGGTATTGGTATAATTAATTTAGCATACTTCTTAGCAAAGAGAGGATTGAAGTATGATGAATCAGCATATAAAGTAGTAGATGAATATGCAGAGGCATGGTCTTATTATCTTATTAAGGCATCAGCTGATCTGGCAAAAGAAAAAGGTAAAATTCCTTTAAATAGTCATACAAAATATGCCAGTGGAAAGTTGCCAATTGATACATATAAGAGAGCAATAGATAATTTAATAGAGCATAAAGAGCGTCTTCCGTGGGAAGATTTGCGAGAGCAACTCAGAGAAACTGGAATTCGTAACTCAACTCTCATGGCATTAATGCCTGCTGAAACATCTGCTCAAATTAGTAATAGTACTAATGGAATAGAACCACCAAGAGCATTGGTGAGTTATAAACAAAGTAAAGACGGAGTCATGGCTCAAGTCGTACCCGGTATTTACAATTTAAAAAATAAGTATGATTTACTATGGGAGCAGAAGTCACCTGAAGGCTATTTAGGTATATGCGGGATATTACAAAAATACGTTGACCAAGGTATATCTGTTAATACTTCTTATAACCCAGAGAATTACGAAGATAACAAAATTCCTATGTCTGTGATGATACAAGATTTAATCACAACTTATAAGTATGGTATAAAACAATTATATTATTTTAACACTTATGATGGTGCTGGAGAAATGACCGACGAGGACTGCGAAAGCTGTAAAATATGAGTATATTAAAGAAAAATAAAAAATCACATTTAGTAAAGAATATGTTTTTTGATGAAGGTGTCGATGTCGCAAGATACGATCAAGTTCGATACTCGCAATTAGAAAAGATTACTGAAAAACAATTAGGTTTTTTCTGGAGACCAGAAGAAGTAGATGTGTCTAAGGATAAAAAAGACTTCGGTGAATTAACAGAACATGAACAACATATATTTACTTCAAATTTAAAAAGACAAATATTACTAGATAGTGTACAAGGTCGTGCACCTAATCTAGCATTCTTACCACACGCTTCATTACCTGAAGTAGAAAACTGGATTGAGACATGGTCATTTTTTGAAACCATACACTCAAGATCATATACACATATAATTAGAAATGTATATCCAGACCCATCTATAGTATTTGATAATATGTTAAATATAAAAGAGATACTAGATTGTGGTAAAGACATTGCAAAATATTATGACGCTTTGATTGCAAACCCTAATAAGAGAAACTTATGGATGTGTATGCAATCAGCGAATGCCTTAGAAGGAGTCAGATTTTATGTCTCATTCGCCTGCAGTTGGGCATTCGCTGAGCTCAAAAAGATGGAAGGTAATGCAAAGATAATTAAATTTATTGCACGTGATGAAAATACACACTTAGCCAGTACAACAACTATGTTAAAATTATTAAGACAAGAACCTGGCTATGAAAAGATTGCAAAAGAAACAGAACAAGAATGTGTTGATCTGTTTATGAATGTAATAGAACAAGAAAAACAATGGGCTGAATATCTATTTAGAAATGGATCCATGATTGGATTAAATGAAACTATATTAAAAGATTATGTAGAATGGATAGGTGCTAAGAGAATGAGAGCTGTCGGATTGACATGTCCATATCAAGTACCTCAAATGAATCCATTACCATGGACAGAGAAATGGATTTCAGGTGGAAATGTACAAGTAGCACCACAAGAAACAGAAATAAGTTCCTATATCGTAGGTGGTGTTAAGCAAGATGTTGATGAAGGAACGTTGAAAGGATTAAGTTTATGAAAGATAGTTTTTATTTATTAATTGGTATATGTGGATTTATGTATGGTATTATATCACATACCTATGCTAACCTAGAATATAAAGGATATGAAAGAGCACAAGCGTGCACAGGAGATTGTTATGTTAAATATGTTGAAGAAAATGGTACAGTGGTTGACCAACTCAGAGCCAAACAAGCTGCCGCTGCAGACGATCCATTTAGTTCCATTAGAGGACTTTGGGCGGGATGCGCAGCGTGCCATGGACAAAAAGGTCAGGGAATGGGAGCCTTTCCAGCATTGGCGGGAAAAGATAGCGAATATATATCTAACAGATTATATCAGTACCAGAATCGTGAAACCGTGGGAGCGATGAGTTCTACTATGTGGGCTCAAGCAGGTATGTTATCAGATAGTGATATTACAAACCTAAGTAAATTTATAGAGGAGACAATGAATGATTAGTATATATGGAAAAGACTTTTGTCCGTTTTGTGATAAAGCTGTAGCTCTATGTGAAAGAGAAGGTTTAGAGTTTGAATATAAAAAACTAGGCAGAGATTTTGAAAGAGAAGAATTAATGGAAACATTTCCTGGTGCTAGGACATTTCCACAAATTATTTTTAATGGCGAAAAGATCGGCGGGTATACAGAATTAGTCGAACATATCAAATGATATTAGAATGTGAATATTGTTTTAATCGTATGGTAATTAAACCAGACGAAAGAGACGTTCGCATCAATTTTTGTCCTCATTGTGGCGAACCACTTGACGACGAAGATGAGCTAGATTTCAATGAATGATTGGACTTACAAAGGTAAGAAGTTTACTCCGCCAGATGATTTCACATCCGACGATTATTATGGATTTGTCTATTGCATTACGCATCTGGGAACCGGGAAGAAATATATTGGAAAGAAGTTTTTCTGGTCCAAGAAAACATTACCTATCACAAAAACAAGGAAAAGAAGAAAAAGACTTTTAGTAGAATCAGATTGGAGAGATTACTATGGTTCTAATGTACATCTAAAAGAAGAAGTAAGTTCACATGGAAAAGATTTCTTTAATAGAGAAATATTATACCTATGTAAAACAAAAGGTGAATGTGCTTATATGGAAGCTAAAGAGCAATTCGATAGAGATGTACTTATTGACGATAAATATTATAATGGTATTATTAATTGTCGTATTGGAGCTAAGTCAGTAAAAAATTTAAAATAACAGTTTACATTTACTCAATATTGTGTTATAATAGACTATTATGGCAAAAATAATTAAGTTCCCTACTGGTGAAGATATAACTAATCAACATAGGGTTAATAAATCAGATTATGATATAATCGCTGAGAAGTCAGACGAATGTATCGCAATATCACAAGAACTACTTTCTATCATAGAAGAGTTTATCTGTACTGGTCAAGTATCAGAATATCAAGAATTAATGAACATGAACTTTAGAGACGAGGCTATGGCTGAATCACGAGATATGTTTGTTGTAGTGAATATGATAAATGCTATGTTAAATAGATACATGGGTATACCTCATAGATTTCAAAGGGACTTAGATAAAGCATATATTAAATTGAAACTGATGCCATTAGGAGGAGACGATGGGGAAACTTAGACAATGGTTTCGTAAATGGTTTGATAGACAAGTAGAGAAATCTATGCAACGTCAAGCTAATAAATTATTTGAAAGAGGTCAAAACGGAAAATGATATTATTAGATTATAGTCAAATAGCGTTATCGAATATTATTGTACAAAAGTTAAATGACGAATCAATGATACGTCACATGATACTGAATAGTATTAGAATGTATAATAAAAAATATAGAGATCAATATGGCCAAATGGTTATATGTGCAGATGGTATGAATACATGGAGAAAAGATTATTTTCCATTATATAAAGCACATAGAAAAAAACATAGAGAAGAGTCAGATCAAGATTGGAATGAAATATTTAGAATTCTACATCTTGTTCGTGATGAAATCAAAGAGAACTTGCCTTATAAAGTATTACACATGGACGGTGTAGAGGCAGATGATATTATTGGAAGTCTTGTATTATTTACTCAAGAGTTTGGTAATGATGAACCAATAATGATTGTATCAAGTGATAAAGACTTTATACAATTACAAAAATTTAATAATGTCAAACAATTTAGTCCAATACAAAAGAAAATGGTTACAGATGAAAACCCTAGAACCTATGCATTTAATCATATAATGAGAGGTGATGGTGGTGATGGTATACCAAATGTTTTATCAGCTGATGATACATTTGTAACTGATAAATCTCAAACACCATTGAGACAAGCAAGAATCAATGAGTGGTTAGAAAACTCTGATAATCTCAAAGAGGTTATGGACGAGAATACTTTTAGGAATTATCAAAGAAATAAAAAACTTATAGATTTGACAGAAATTCCAGAAGAGATACAAGAAAGTATTATAAATAATTATGTAGAACAACCAATCGCTATGCGTATGAAAGTTCTTAATTATTTAATTAAAAAAAGATGTAACCAATTAATTGAAGTCGTGGAGGAATTTTATAATGGTTAAACCAGCAATACACGAAATATTTGAAAAGGCAGCTAGCCTGAAAACAAAAAAAGAAAAAATAGCATATCTAAGAGAAATGAAACAATATCCAGCTTTCATGGATATTCTTAGAATTAACTTTGATAATGATGTAGTATCGTTATTACCAGATGGTGAAACACCTTACAGAAAAGATGATGCGCCAGAAGGTATGGCATACCAAACATTACACAGAGAATATAGAAGATTCACATACTTTTTTAAAGGTTCACCAAATGCAGAGAACCTATCACCATTAAAAAGAGAATCAATGTGGATTGATTTATTAGAGTCATTAAGTGAGGGAGAAGCTGACTTATTGGCTAAAGCAAAAGATAGAAGGTTGAAGTATAAGGGCATCACTAGGAAACTAGTGGAAGAAGCCTTTCCTACATTATTAGTAAAATAAGGAGGTGATACCAAAACCTTTATTATGCGGGGCAGGCAACTGCCCCATTTGACATCTAATGCTAAGTGTGTTATAATATACAGTATGAATATTTTTATTTTAGATAATGACCCAGTGATCGCAGCTCAAATGCAATGTGATAAACATGTAGTCAAAATGATTGTAGAATCAGCTCAAATGCTTTCCACAGTACATCGAATGCTAGATGGTAAAATGGAAAGAAGATTATCTAAGTCAGGTAAAGTAAGAGTTCAATATTGGAAATTAAAAGATGATAGAGAAGATGTGTTATATAAAGCATGTCATTTCAACCATCCTAGTACAATATGGACAAGAGAATCAATGCATAATTATAGATGGCATTATAAACATTTTACAGCCTTGTGTGATGAATATACACATCGATATGGTAAAGTGCATGCCACAGATAAGAAACTAAGAAAGGCATTAGAAAGATTACCAGATAATATACCAGTGAAAAAAATGACACCATTTAGATTAGCAATGAAATCAAATCCAGAATGTATGTTTGAGGATCCAATAAAATCTTATCGTGCATTCTATAAAACAAAGGAAGCAAGGTTCAGTATGGTATGGACAAAAAGAGAAGTACCTACTTGGTTTGCGTATAAATAACATTATGCCATTATACGAATTTATAAACACAAAGACAGACGAAGTATTTGAAGAAGCAATGTCTATTTCAGATATGGAAAAATATGTGAAAGATAATCCACATATAAAAAGACACTACTCATCAGCACCAACAATATCTTATAGTGGTGAAGCATCTAAGGGTGTATTAACTAGAGCTGGTGATGGTTGGAAAGAAGTACAAGATAGAATTAAAAGTGGTATGCCACCAAGAGACCGACATAGGATTAAAACAAAATGAAGCGTAAGATATTAGACTCATGGAAAAGACCTGTAGAAGTAGAGGTTATTGATACTGATAGAATTCCACAACAATTAAATTTAAATTTTGGACCAAGAGATGCAACACCAGAAGAGTTTGAAGAATGGAGAAAGAATGAATTAGATTGGTGGGGTGATAGACAATTAAAGTTTATTGCTATTGCTGTATTAGTTCAGTTAGGTGCATTAATATTTATGTTCAGTACATTTCAAGTAATAAGTTTAGGGTTAGGTAAATGAATTTTATACATGAACCCGTAGAATTAGATTATGCTGATCTAAAAACAGAAACAAAAGAATCAGGCAGAACTTATCTGGATCCAGAAGGTCATAGCTATCCAAGTATTACAACAGTATTATCGATACTAAGTAGAGAAGCTATACAAAAATGGAGACAAAGAGTTGGAGAAGAAGAAGCAAATAGAGTAAGTAGAATTGCTTCTCAAAGAGGTACTAAGGTACATAACATCATTGAAAAATATATAGCAAATGATCCAGACTATTTAGATGGTGTGATGCCACATAATATACAAACATTCAAGGATATACAAAAACAAATTGATGAAAATTTAAATAAGGTTTACTCAATAGAAGCACCTTTATATTCAAAGCATTTAGGTGTAGCTGGTAGAGTTGATTGTGTAGGTATGTGGAATGGTAAAGATTCTATCATAGATTGGAAAACCTCACGAAAAGAAAAGAAAAAAGAATGGGTACATGGTTACTTCATGCAGGCAGCTGCGTATGCGATCATGTGGGAAGAAAGAACAGGTAAACCTATTAAACAATTAGTAGTTGCCATAGCAGGTGACGAGGGTGCTCAAATCTTCATAGAAGATAGAGATAATTGGACTGATCAGTTGATAGATACTATCAACGAATATAAAAGAGAAAAGATTTTTAGAGGGTAATATGAGTCATTTATTACAAGCTTTAATTAAAAAATTAGAAGGTCAGATTGAAGTTGCAAAAGCTAATGTGATGGTTTATACAAGAAATGCTGCTGGTATCGGTGAGCATGTCGATATAGTAGAAACCATGGAATTAGAAATTGCGAAGATCGCTGAAGCTGAAGATAAGATTGAAGCAATAAAAAAACATTTTAAATAAAAAAAACTTATAAATAGATATTTACATTAACACATAAATGTGTTATAATATACCTATGGAAAGTTTTAAAGAATACATATACGAAGGCAATAAGGGATTGACTATATTCGATATAGACGATACCATGTTTAAAACTAAAGCCAATATATTAGTAAAAAATAAAAATACTGGAAAGGTGAAAGAAATATCACCTCAAGAGTATAACAACTATAAGTTGCAGAAAGATGAAGAATTTGATTATCGTGAATTTAAATCTGCAAAAGTTTTCTTCAAAACGGCAACGCCAATAGCACGAATGGTTGAAAAGGCTAAAGCAATTATTAAGAATGCTACAGCCAAAGGTTCAAAGGTTATCATTGTGACTGCAAGAGCTGATATGGATAATAAAGATTTATTCATTAAGACTTTTGAAGCTCATGGTATACCTATGAAAGATGTTTATGTTGAGAGAGCTGGAAATATGTCAAATAAATCTAGTGCCGGAGCTAAACAAGTAATATTTAGAAAATACTTAGAGACCGGTGATTATGCTAGAATTAGATTATTTGACGATCACATGGAAAATTTAAAAGCCTTATTAGACTTAAAAAGAGATTTTCCAAATGTAGATTTTCAAGCTTATCAAGCAGACTTGAAAGGAAGTATAAAAAGAATTAAAGATTAATGTATAATATTATGAGAAGTGCAGCCTATGGCGAAGGTCATAAATACTTCAGGTGGTGGCTCATAAGAACAGGGAGATTGAATGCCAGTTAAATTAGGAAAAAGCGTAAAGAGAATAGATCGTGTTACTAAGGTAGCAACGATAGAACATGACTATATAAAATCTTATAGTACACCTGATCTTATAGAAAAATATAATAATCACATGACAAGAAAGAAAGACAAAAGAAAAATTAAAATAGAATTAGTTAAACGTGGAGGTGTAGTCTTTGGCTAAAGCATTTGGTGCATATTCTCAACAGCACGTGGGAGTTAAAAAAGGTACAAGCCAAGGACGTAGGCCGGACACATCTACGATGAATAAAAATAAACGCCGGTCTTTTAAAAAATATCGAGGTCAAGGAAGATGAAAAGATTATTATTTTGGGTGATTGATTGTTGGAGACTTGTTATGGATATGAGATATAATCCTCTTAGACATGTTAAGGACCCTTCAATTCAAATGTATATATATTTAGCTTTGTTTATAATGTGGAGTGGATATTTTGGTGTATTAGCTTGGACATATTTAGAATGGGTTAATTACAGTATAACACAATCTATCTTTATTCACTTAGGTGTATTGATACCATTATTTATTACAAATGCTATATTTGCAGAAGCAGAAAAGAATGGTGCTAAGTGGTATAAAGATTTTAGATTACAACAAGACATAGAAGCTATGGATAAAAGATTATCACGATCTAATTATGAAAAAAGAGTTAGATGGGATTTAGATAGAGAAGCTTAATGCGAACTGCAAGAGAGAAAAGAATTATCAGACAAAGAGTTGTCTCTACATTGTTAGGAATAGGTTTATTGATCGGTGCAATATATATCTATTTAATTTTTCAACCACCGTTATTTAATGACTAAATGGCATGGAGGCAAAGGTAGTAAACCTAGACCTATAACAAATCAAAAACAATTCGAAGAAAATTGGGATTCTATCTTTGCTCGTAAAAAAACTCCTAAACATGGTGCTACAAAAATTCACACTGACAAGACCAAACTAAAGCCTAGAGATTATAAATATAAGAATAAGATAGAGGAATAACCATGAGTATAGATTTAGATAAATTTGATTTTGGGTTTACGGCTGTAGACGAAGATGAATTGGAAGTCGTACAGAAACAAAGTCAAAAATTAGAAACAACTTCAGGCAAAGCAGAAGAGCTAGAAGATAAATTAAATAAATTATATAATTCTATATTACCATTATTAAGTAATTTAAAAGCAAATCCAGAAAAGGATTATATTTATTGGCCTAAGAGAACAGAAAAAGTAGAACAATTTGAGGACTTAATTGCGGAGATAGTTAAATAATGGCAATAGTAAGTTCGGGAACAATATCAATACATACAGCTGCAGGAACAGATAGAAGTATTACAGGAGAATTTGGCGGTACTGCACCTCACGCATTAAGTGAATATTACAGAGGTGGAGCAAATGTACCATCAGGTGCTACAGGAGTACCAGCAAATGGTACAATAAAGTTAAGTGATTTTTATGGAGCAGCTAATACTTTTGCAACAACTAATATTAGTTCTATAACTGCAAACTCATTTTCATCTGATTCGTCTGTCACCGCCGGATTTACTTTTAGTGTAATATATGTGGGCAGTCTTATAAGAGTGCAAGTTAGTGTAGATGGAGATGATGAAACTTCATCACCAAATACAGTCAGTACTGTTTTTAGTATTACTAATGCTCCATCTGGTTATACAGTAAAACATGGAACTATTAGTGATGGAACTGAAGGACATAGCGACCCTATTACTCAAAGTGGAGACATAACTTCATCAGCAATTTCAATACCAACTTCAGGCAGTGCACGAGAATTTCAATTATCAGGAGTCTCTGGTGGTAGTGCTGAAGACGGGGCACAAACTGTTAATCATGGGTCAGGTTCATTAATTTTTGAAAAGAGTGGAGACACTACATATACGTATAGCTTTACTTATGAAATAGATGCAGAAAATGAAGGTAGTGGTGGTGAATAATATATTATGTTGCCTACACCATTAGAAGGTATATATGATATAGATTGTATTGTATCATTTTCAGGTGGTATAGAATCTACAGCATTATTACAATATTTAAAAGATAATAATATAAAACCAATTGCATTATATAGTTATTATCCATTACATAAACATAGAATACAAGCTGCTACAGTACCTAGTCATTTAGAAAAAATATGTAAAAAACTAGATGTGCAATTAGCAATACATACACATCAAGATTATGATAAAGGATATACAAGTGAACAATATTTTTATTCTACAAGACATTGGGTATTAGCAATGTGTAATGCTTCCTTAAGATATAGTAAAATAAAAAACTTTTATTGGGGAGCAAATAGTGGTATGTTAGAATTTAATGATGGATTAGGAGATTGTTCTATAGTAGACCCTACAAAATATCAAGTTCAAAATATATTTGAAGCTTTACAAAATATACCAAGGAAAGTAGATGGATATCATGATGCTGAATCAAAATATTTTGATGGTTCATATAAAGCACATACTGATTGGTCGATAAAACAAACTATATCAGCACCACTTATAGGTTGGACTAAAAAACAGCAATGGGATTATCTAAGAGATGATTTAAAAGAACTAGTTCAAAGTTGTTTTTACTATAACAATTGTGGTAAATGCATAAAATGCGAAGAATTTAAATTATTGGAGGTATAAATAATATGGCTATATGGTTTATGAAAGACCAGGAGGAAATAAAATTGGACATTGAACAATTAAAAGAAACATTGAAAATTGACGAAGGAGTAGTATATGAGATATATAATGACCATCTTGGTTATCCAACATTTGGGATTGGTCACCTTGTTCTTGACGGAGAACCAGAACATGGGCTACCGGTCGGTACTCCTGTCTCAGAGGACAGAGTTAATGAATGCTTTGAAAAAGATGTAGAAACAGTAATAGAAGACTGTAAAAAATTGCATGATGGTTGGGACGGTTATCCACAAGAGGTAAAACAAATTGTCGCAAACATGATGTTTAATATGGGACTCACGCGCTTGAGCAAGTTTAAACGCCACAACGCAGCGCTGCAGTGTGGTGACTGGAAGGAGGCTGCTGTAGAAGGCAGAGATTCACGATGGTACAAGCAAGTAACGAACCGAGCCGAAAGACTTATGTCGAGACTCGAGGAGGTATGAGGTATTATCATAGCGATGAACCACAAGAACACAAAGGTTGGTATTGGAGCTATGAGAAGCAAGGGTATTTTAGATATAATGATTGGCTTACGCCACTATCTGAAATGAATATAGTTGAAATATAAAATGGAGGAAATATGTTTGGTTGGTTAAGAAAACTATTTACTGGAAATGCATATTATGAAAACTCTGAGCCTACTGGTGTAAGAGCTAGAAACGCTAAGGGTCAATATGTAAAAGACGATAAGTCGACGCCAGATGTTAACGAAGCGTATGCTGATGGTAAAACACCTAAGCGTAAGCCAAGAAAAAAACCTGCTGCTAAAAAAAGAGGCAGACCAAAAGGCTCAAAAAATAAAAAGTAGTCTTTTGTAAAAAAATTGGGAGCTTTATGCTCCCTTTTTTTGTGTTTTAGCATTCGAACTGTTATAAATAACAGTGTACAATAAATATAATTAGAGGATATAATAATGGCAGCAGTCAAATTAAAAGGTACAGAAACTAATTTAGCATCAGCTACTAACGTTGGTTTCGCTACACTTGTGAGAGTTGTAAACAATAAAACATCTACTCAGCTTATTACATTAAAAAATGCTGGTGGTACTACAATTGGTACATTTACAATGACAGCCGGTTCAGTAGAATTGGTTAAGAAAACATCAACTGATACTCTTACAGGAGCAAATACTTCACTAGCAGTTAAAGTAGCTTCAACCTGGTAATATGGAAGAAGTATTTGCAATCATTGGTGATGTCGGCTTACCTATAGCCGGTGCATTAGCAATGGGAGCTTTTATTTTTATTATCATCAAACAAATAATGGAAGGTGTTGTAGATGATATAAAGACGCTTACTATGTTTACAGAAAGCTTAGAAAATAGAGCAAGAACAATGAGTAATGAAATGGTCAAGATAGATTTACTCGTAAGTAGCGCATTAGAATTAAGACCAGATATAGAACGAATAGCAAGAGCAGAAAATTTCGTTGAAGATGGCAAACTTGACGTAAGAAGAGATTAGTATGGAAGTAGAAGAAGCAGTTGGGGTAGTGAGCCTCATACAAGATTATGGATTCCCAGTGGTTATGGTAGTGGGATTGGCATATTTTGTATACTTTGTTTGGAATTTCATAAGTGAAGAAATAGAACCAGCAACAGAAAAAATGCACTTTCAACTAATAAGAGTTATTGACCAAATGAGAATGTTGGACCAAGATTTAATTAGACTACAACAAAAAGTAGATGTAATATTGGAGATGAAAGAAAATGAAAAGAAGAGAAAGAATGAAAGAAAAGATTGAATTAGGATTTTTAGTAGGCATATTCATGCTTTCTATAGCTGCAGTATCTCCTAATATTGATGCTCAAGAAATAGTTCACCAGTTTAAAAATCCGTCATTTAGTGGCCAAGGAACAGGCGCTCACTATTTGACTATTGAAAACCAAGAATTCTCAAGAAAAAAAGCTATCGAAGAAGCTTTAGAATCGGCACGTAAAGCTGCTGAAAGAGCTGAGGATAACACAACCTTAGCTAAATTTATTAGAAATCTAGAATCGAGAATATACGCTCAAATGGCTAAACAATTAGTTGAGAGTATGTTTTCTAACGATAACCCTGTACGATTTGGTTCATTTGTTTTAGAAGGTTCAACTGTGACCTATGAAGTTATAACAAATGAAGATGGTTCAGAATTTATTAGGATGACTATAGTCGATGAGAATGGAACATCTACCATAATTGAAATACCAATTGGTTCAGGTTATTTTGGAGGTGATGTTGATGGTGACGGGTCGACTGACGGCGGTTAGTCTAGCATTTTTATTAATACTTAGTGGCTGCGCAATGTCGCCACGATTTACAGAGTATCCACAAGAATGTAATCCAGACTTCTGGGGAGAAGAATATCCTCATGATTTGCTAAATTATGCAAAGGCTGTAGGTCGTTCTTTTGAAAAAGCTTTACCATTCTTATGTGTAGAAGAACCAGAAGTAGTAAGACTTCCATCATATATAGAATTATTAGACTTACCACCAGCTGAAGAAATGCCAGTTGTTGCTGTATATCAATTCCAAGATAAAACAGGTCAAAGAAAACCAAAAGATAATATAGCAGATTTTTCTACTGCAGTATCACAAGGTGGAGTTGAATTAGTTATTGATGCTTTAAAAACAGCTGGTAAAGGTAAATGGTTTAGAGTTGTAGAAAGAAATGGATTAGACCATTTAGTAAGAGAAAGACAAATAATACGTTCTGCTAGACAAGATTTTGCTAAACAGAATGGAGAAGAAAAATTTAAAGAATTAAATTCACTACTTTTTGCAGGTATGATAATTGAAGGTGGTGTAATAGGATATGATACTAATATCAAGTCAGGTGGGCGAGGAGCTCGTTATCTTGGTATTGGAGCAACAAAACAATATCGTCAAGATGTTGTGACGGTTTCTATGAGAGCTGTATCAGTTCTTACTGGAGAAGTTTTACTTAATGTACAGACTCGTAAAACTGTACTAAGTTATGGTAAAAGTGGAGATGTATTTAGATTCATCGAACAAGGTACCGAACTTGTAGAGTACGAGGATGGAATTGGAAATAATGAGTCAGTGACATACGCAACACGTACAGCTATTGAAGCTGGAGTGTTGGAATTAATATACCAAGGTCACAGGCGTGGCTTTTGGAAAATAGAGGGGTATAACGAAAATGAAGAAACTAATTAGTTTAATTTTATTATTGTCGACAACAACCATTTTCGCTGATACTGATGATAACGAAATCATAATCACTCAAACTGGTGATACACTTAAGTTATATATTGACCAAGAAGGATTTGGAAACAAGATAGGAGGTAATGACTTCTCATCTAATCCAACTGCAATGTTAATAACTGGTGCAACACTTGAGTTTGATTTAGATTTTACTGGTAATTCAAATATTTTATTTGGTCCAGTCACTGCTGATAATTCAACTTATAAGTTGGACTTTACTGGTGACTCAAATGAAATAGATTGGACTATTGGTAGCACAGGCAGTTCAGACGATTCTGATATAAACTTTAGCGTAACTGGTTCAAGCAATACTTTTGACTTAGACCAAGGTTCAGCTTTTAGTGCAGAACGTTTAAATGCTGACTTAATTGTCATTGGAAGTTCAAATGTATTTGACATCGATTGGGAAAGTGATGATGTAGTTTGGAACTGGGATATAACCGGAGCTTCAAACAATATTAATACTTTACAAAAAGATGGAGCAAATGAAATGACTGTTGAATTAAACGGTGATAGTGCCGATGTAGATATTAACCAATTATCAGGAACATGCGCAGCTTCTGGTGGTGGTTGTGCTACACCAAATGCTATCATTACATTGGATATTACAAGTGATAACTCGACAATCCAAATTAATCAGAAAGATTCAGCTAACGATAGTTAGTTTATTTTTATCAATAGGGTTTGTTTATGCAGACCCTATTGGTGATATAGTAGAATCTACTGGTGTCGGTAAAATAGTACGACAAAACGAAGATTTAAATAATCTCAATAACCTTCCTATAGAACTTAACGATATAGCTGAAACAGCTATGGGAAGTATGAAGATTGAGTTTTTAGATAAGGCTCAATTGGATTTAAAAGAACATTCAGAGGTATTAATAGACGAAATATATTACGACCCTGACCCATCATTATCTAAAATGTCTATGAAATTTACAATGGGAACAGCAAGATTTGCTTCAGGTTCTCTTGGTTTAGTAAATAAAGCAAACATAGACATACAAACACCAACAGCCACAATAGGTATTCGTGGAACAGACTTTACTACAACAATAGATGAGCTTGGACGAAGCCTTATAGTCCTATTGCCTGACGCAAACGGTTCCCCCTCGGGTGAAATCAGTGTCACAAATCTGGGAGGAACAGTGATATTAAACGAAGCTTATCAAGCAACTATGGTAAGTACACTTGACAGTGCACCGACTAATCCAGTGACTATCAATGGTATTACACCATCTTTAATTGATAATATGTTTATTGTTAATCCACCAAGTGAAGTAAAAAAAGCAATTGAAGAACAAGCTGCGGATGAACAAGACCAGGACACAGGTTTATTAGATGTAGACTTTTTAGAGTTTAATGAATTAGAATCAGATGCTTTAACTGATACTAAAGAAGATTTAGAATTTAGTGAGTTAGATATTGACTTATTAGAAGTAGACTTTTTAAGAGATTTATTAGATGTTGTAGAAGCATTAGAAAAAACTAGAGTTGTTTTAGCTGATGCACAAGCTTCAGCTGGAGACTTAGGTGGATTTAGATTAAAAGGAGCTTCAGTAGGATTTAATAAAGATTCTCAATTTAACGTATTTGAACAAGATGGTAATTTAGTTTTCTTTCGTAGCGTAAATGGAGTTATAAATATAATAATAGGAGCTGGCGGCAGTGGATTTATAGATGTCGTCACTAACGATTACGAAGGTGTTATGACCTTCAATGACGGAGATGGAATTGAAATATATATTAATCAGTCTAATTAGTATTTGCTTTGCACTAGCAGCATTTGCTGATGATAATCAAATTACAATATTACAAGAAGGTGATAACTTTGACCTTGATATAACTCAAATTGGATTTAATAATATTGTTAAACAATGGACAGCATCAGAAGGAATTGATGGTGTTGATAATACTGTTATTATAAAACAAGCAAGAGATAGAGGTAATGGTACACAACCAAATACAATAGAACTTCGTAGACTTTGGGGAGATGGAAATACTTTAAAACTTGCTCAAGGATATCAAATAGGAACTAATGGAAACTTTAGTATTGATAATTCTGAATATGGAAATACATTTGCTCACATTAATATTACAGGTGATAATAACGAAGTTTTAATGACGCAAAGGACAAATAGTAATTCTTCAGGGCATGAATATTGGCTACATCTTGAAGGAGATTATAATGACATTTATACAGTACAAAGAGAAGGTGGAAGCCAATATATTAATTTAGATATATACAATGATTATAATGAAGTTGACCTTCGCCAAACAAATAATGGTGACCATTATATGAGTGTTATATTAAGAGGAACAGAACCAACTGACATTAGTGTATATCAAAATGGTTGGAATAATAAATCTTATAGCATAACAAATTATTGCTATACATCAGGTGGCTGTAATATATCTGTCACACAAGGAAATTAATGGCATACAGCAAAAAAGTAGTAGATAGATTTGAGGATGTATTAAATAATCCTGCAAAACATGGTGTTGGTCGATTCGACCCGAAAGACCCTAATGTTGTGACTGGTCTCGCAGGCGCACCCGCGTGCGGAGATGTTATGAAACTTGATTTAAAACTAGACCCGATGACAGATAAAATATTAGATGTTAAATTTAAAACATATGGCTGTGGTTCAGCTATTGCATCAAGTACAATGTTTGTTGAAATGTTAAAAGGTAAAACATTAGAAGAAGCTAAAAAAATAAAAGATAAAGAAATAGCTGCAGCTTTAGAATTACCTCCAATAAAATTACATTGTTCAGTATTAGCTGAAGAAACTATACAAACTGCAATAAAAGATTGGGAAAAGAAAACAGCTCATAGAAAACATAATCAATACTAAAATGATAGAATTAACTGATGAAGCAATTAAAAGACTCATTGAAAAAACTAAAGACGGTAATGATACGATTAGGATTGGCGTTACTGGTGGCGGTTGTGCTGGGTTCGAATATATATTTGATTATGAATCCACAGTTAGGAGTAATGACCATGTGTACGACTATGGAAAATTCAATCTCGTCATCGACGATTTATCATTGCCCTATTTTACTGATGCCACATTAGATTACGTTATAGAAGGAATTAACGAACAATTTAAAATTATTAATCCTGCTGAAAAATCTTCATGTGGATGTGGTGTATCAGTACAGTTTTAGTATAACACAGTATAACACTTTATGAAATATTTTACTTCAATATGGACTACAATTCTTTTAGGTATAACACTTATTGGTGTAAGGATTGCAGACCCACAAATATTAGAACAATTTAGACTCAGTATATTTGACCAATATATACAATCAATTCCAGCAGAAAAATCAAACGATATTGTATTAATTAATATAAGTGAATCATCATTAGAAACTTATGGTCAATATCCATGGCCAAGACAAAACTATGCTCAAATGATATCTGATTTACGTAATGCAAATGCTGGTATGATTGGATTTACTATTATGTTTCCTGAACCTGATAGGTTTGGTGGTGATGAAGTATTTGCATCATGGGTAAAAGATAATGGTATAATATTATCTCAAGATGCAGATTCAGAAGGCAGGTCAACAAAAGCTCCTTACGTAGGTTATGCTACGTTTGGATATTCAGGTGATGTATTAGATTTAACTTATCGATATGGTGGATTAATTACTAATATTGATATATTAGAAACAAATGCATGGGGAGCTGGATTATTAAATGGAGCTCCTGAAGTCGATAATCTTACAAGACGTATACCATTACTATCTCAAGTCAATAATGATTTATATCCATCATTTGCACTAGAAACTGTAAGAGCTATGCAAAATAAAAAATCGTATACAGTTAAATTAAATGAAGGTGGAATAGAAAGTATTATATTAAGACCATTTATTATACCAACAGATGAAAGAGGAAGTATATGGTTAAAATGGAATACAGAATTTGATTCATATAATTTTGGAGAACCATTACCAAATTTAGAAGGAAAGACAGCTATAATAGGAGTCACAGCAAAAGGAATAGTACCACAAGTTTCTACACCAGGAGGATTATTATATCCACATCAATTACAAGCAAATGCTTTACAAACAATAATATCTGATAATCCTATATCACGTCCTCAATGGACATTTATGGCTGAGTTAGGAATGGTTGTATTGGGTTCTCTTCTGATTGTTTTAGCTGTTTACTATTTACCGATTTGGCTTGGGCTTGCATCCTTCGTCGGCTCCGCTGCTGCCGTAGGCTACGCTTCTTATTACGCCTGGTACGAATTTTCTATACTCCTCGATTTATCAGCTGCTCTAATAATATATATACTTTTACTCACCTCAGCGAGTTTCAATAATTTCTATAAACAATTTGTATTAAGACAACAAATAAAGAAACAGTTTGGTACTTATGTATCTCCCGACTTAGTCAAACAATTACAAAAAGACCCATCACTCTTAAAGCTTGGTGGTGAAAGAAAAGAAATGACATTTATGTTTATGGATATATGTGGATTTACTCCTATATCAGAACATTACAAAAACAACGATGACCCAGAAGGATTAGTTAACCTTATAAATAATTATTTAGATACTATGACTAAAATTGTTCTAAAGAATGGCGGAACAATTGATAAATTCATGGGTGATTGTATCATGGCATTTTGGAACGCTCCATTACCATGTGAAAACCACGCGGATAAAGCCGTTCAAACATCATTAGAAATATGTGAGGCAGCAGATGAACTTATACAACAACTTGAAGAACAAGGTTTACCTAGGATTGATATTGGTATTGGGATTAATACCGGGACATGTATCGTCGGAAACATGGGCTCAGAATCTAGATTTGACTATTCCGTCATTGGAGACGCCGTCAACTTGGGCGCTAGACTCGAGGGACAAACAAGAAATTATGATGGGATTCGAGTGTTGTTGGGACCAGAAACTTATAGAAGCTGTACAGAAAGAGCATTCACAGAAGTTGATAGAATCCTGGTTAAAGGAAAATCCGAGAAAGTTACGATTTATAGTCCCCTCACCTGAACCAACATACAATCAAAGAAAAAGATATTATATACTTAATACCATTGATGTGTTAATGACTATACATGCTTTGAATCAATCTGATTTAATAACAGAAGCTAATTTTTTATTAAATGAAAGACCTAGTAATAGAGCTTTAATAACTCATAAAATGATAGTAGCTCCTTTAGTAGAACAAAATATGAATTACTATCAATTAGAGTTTATTAATCTTATGTTAGAAATTGCTGTATATCGCAACTTATACGTAATGGATAAATACGACGCATTTTAACCCGAAAGGCGGTTAAAACTGCTGACATAGGGTATGTTGTGTAATTATTTTCACTTTTTTCCCAAAAACCGTTTACTTTTACAGAGAATATGATATAATATACATATATTAAAGGATAAGGAGAAAGGATGAAATTAACACAATTATTTGAATCGGTTGTAAAGGAACCAACTAACCACTGGGAATTAATTAGATATACACATAGTGGTATGACTTACGAAGGCTTTATAACTGAAGTATCTGATGACCATATCGTAGCAAGAGTTATGGCAGAAGATATTAATGCTAAATTCCAAACTGTAATTTTATACAAACAAGTATTCAGAGGACTTAATGTAGAATACTGGTTTAATGGACAAGGTTGTGATAATAGTGCTATAGGAATTTCAGGCTACTGGGATTCATTAGCAGATAACGTAGGAGCTTAATTATGAAAATAATATTTGATGTAGATGGAACTTTGATGAATGTCGAGCATAGAAGACATTTTGTTGAAGGCAATAATGACTGGGCATCATTCGAAGCTGAAACAGTTAATGATACAAGAAATGAGCATATATTCGAAATAGCTGAATGTATGAAAGATGCTGGTCACTCAATAGTTGTTGTATCTGCTAGAAAAGAAAGACAAAGAGATATAACTGAAAAGCAATTAGCTGCAACATGTGGTAAATTCTGGGACTTCATGTTTATGAGACCAGATGATAGCTTTGAGCCAGACCATCAATTCAAACAAAGAGTTTTGGATGAGCTTATAAAAGCTGACTGGAAACCAGACATGGTATTCGATGACAGAAATCAAGTTGTCGACATGTGGAGAGCAAACGGTATACCTTGTTTGCAGGTTGCACCAGGAGATTTTTAATAATGATAGTAAGACCGGGGACAGTCAACCCCTCCAGTAAACTGGCCACAAGACCAAATGACGATTGTGAAGTGGGAAGCTTACTAACTAGAGAGAGCAGGGAACTGCTGAAGAGTATTGAATCGAATGCTCTCTCGACCTTTTTGGCCCGTTCGTCTATCGGTGAGGACGCCAGGTTTTCATCCTGGAAAGAGAGGTTCGATTCCTCTACGGGCTACCAATTTTATGGAGAAATAAGTGGGTAAATTAAGACAATGGTTTAGAAATTGGTTTGATAGACAAGTAGAAATGTCTATGCAAAGACACGCAAATAAATTATTCTTGAAAGGGCAAGAAAAAAAGAGGGATTAATTTCACAAAAGTCCTTTACATTTGCAAAAAAGTATGTTATAATATACATATATTCAAAATTGATAAGGAGTAAAAAATGAATAAATTAGTAATCAACACCCAATACATGGAAAATTATGGGGACCTAGAGTCACCTTACATGAAGTTCAAGGGTGGTAATACCTTTGTAATGTTTAACTGTGGTGACCTCACTGAGAATGAAATTGCAACAATTACAGCTCAAGTGAGACCATACATCACTACAACTCTTATTGAGTCTAACGGTGGATGTGAGGAATACATCATTGGTAGAGCTGAAATGCTTAAGCATAATCAACCTCATGCTGAGGATTGGGAAACTACAACTCAGTTTAACATCACACCTAGTGGTCAAGTTAACTTTGTTAAAGTTTACGATAACCGTGAAGATGGTTGGATGAAAAAGTCTATTATAGAAAAAACTGAGTCATGGACTGGCGATATGTCAGACACAAAACGTGCAAACTATAAGGCTGAGTTCCTTATGGAAGATGGTGACCTTGTTTTAGAAAAAGACTTAAAAGAATGGTTCGATGTAAATGACCCTGAGCCAGAAGTAGAATTACCTAGAAACATAACATTTTAATAAGGAGTAAATATGGATAGATATGTAATAACAACATCGTACTACATTTATGCAGACGATGATAAAAAAGCTAAATCATTAGCTAAGTATATCGGCGAAAAGCAAAGACGTGATTATGATAATAGATGTCAAGTCACTGATTTGAGAAGAGCTGATTTTGGTAGATTAACTTCAGATACTAATCTAGTAGAAGGAGAATGCTACTAATGTCTGCAATGATAGAAGCGTTAGTATGGTCGGGATTCATAATTACAGCAATGTTAATAGTTGCTATAATGTGGTACCAAATGAGGATTAAATAATGAAAGATTATTTAGTAGAAACACTTGACACACATGGCGGTATTCAAAAAATATATAAGTTTGAAAATGGCTATGGTGCAAGTGTTATTTGTCATGATGGCTCTTATGGTGGGCCATATAAAAAGAATGGACCTAACAGATGGGAGATTGCTCCTTGGGACGAAGATAAAGAGTTTATTGGAGTCAATATGTTAGAATGGAATGATGATGTAAGAGGTCATTTAAATGACCCTGAAGTTGATAGAATTTTAAGGAGGATTCAACAGTTATGAGTAAATCATTTGATGAATTAAAAGCAGAATTGCTTCAAATTAAAGAAGAGCTTGAAATGAAAGACATAATTAAAAAGCTCGATGAACGTAAAAAACAAGTCAAGGAAGAAATGAAATTGCATAAAAAGCTGACTAAGTCAGTTAAGAAAGCTGGTAAACAAATGCCAGGCTCTCTCGATTTCAATTCACCTGAAAACATGTATTATTCAGATAAGGAAGTAAACCGAATTCTGGAAGATACTTCATATATGGATGCGTATAACGCGTCAAAATTAGACCAGGAGTGGAATTAATGAAAGCAACATTAAATAGAGATGAGTATAGAGAATTTACAAGCAAAGTTGCTATACTTGAAAGCAAGGGATATGATTTACCTCACATGGTAGAACATATTAAAGATAACGATACATTTGCAGTTACGATTCAAGGCAATCATGACCCTGATGTTTTAGATGGATTGACTGATGAGAAGTAGTACAAACATAATTAATTCTCTTGTAGCAGCAAGAGATAGAGCTCAAGACCCAGACTTTAAAATGTTATGGGAACAAAAAAGAATTCAATACTTAAAAAGTATTACAAGAAACGTGCCGCCTGGTGGTGACTTACTAAATGGCTGGCCTGAAGATGGAGAACCTGATTATGACACAGTATGAAGATAGAGTAGAAAGACAAAGATTGCTTATAAAAGCAGAAGAATGGTCAAAAAGTATTAAGGCTTTACACAATCACAGCCTTAACTCAATGTGGTACGATTCTAGACCACAA